CGCCGCTACCCTGCCACTCCACCGGCTGGCCGGCGGGAGCCGCCTCCAGCGCGCGCTGCTCAGCCGCCAGCGCGGAAGCGAGATCGGCCCGCGACAACCGAACGTTCGCCTGGGAGACGAGACCGGACGTTGCCGCAGCGCCACCCATCAGCGGTGGCGTGAACGCGACACTTCCTGATGCAACAGGGATCCTGCTGCCAGAGCATCCGGCGAGAAGCATCGCTGCCAGAGAGCTGATCATCAGACATGCGTGACGCATGAAACTCCTCATTCTCACGTCCAGTTCCCAGACGTCAGATCCCTTACCGTCCCTGCCCTTCCAGACCGGAATCTGCTGGAGGTTCTACTTAGGCGCATAAGCCCGTTATAATCAAGCAATGCGCAACTCCACCTCTGCGCGCAATCCGCCAAGTTCCGACCGGACGAGGCGCAGTTCTCCACCATACTCATCGACCAGATCCGCCACGATGGCGAGGCCAAGGCCGCTTCCCTGTTTCGTCTCGTCGAGGCGCCGCCCCCGCTTGAGCGCCTGCTTTGCCTGATCTTCCGGAATGCCCGGGCCGTCGTCCTCGATCGCGATCTGGAACATCGTCCGGTCCACCCGTGTCATGCCGGTGGATGTCAGCGAAACGGCAATTCTGCTCTGCGCCCACTTGGCCGCGTTCTCCAGCAGATTGCCGATGATTTCCTCAAGGTCCTCTTTCTCTCCGGCGAAGAAGAGCGGGCGTTCGGGCAGGTCCAGCGCCAGCTGTTTGTCGCGCGCCAGCTTGGCGAACACGCGTGCCAGCCGCTGCACGGTATCGTTCACGTCGGTGCGGACGGACAGCGTGCTGCGTTGCGCGGCCGCGCGGGCGCGCTGCAGATAGTGATCAATCTGCTTCTGCATCGCCTCCGCCTGGTTGCTGATGAGCTCGCCGCGCTGGTCGCCCATCGCGCGGCCCTCGTTCATGATGACGGTGAGCGGCGTCTTCAGCGAATGCGCAAGGTTGCCTACCTGCTTGCGCGACCGCTCGATGATCCGGCGGTTGCTGTCGATGAGGGCGTTGGTTTCATCGGCGAGCGGTGCGATTTCGGCGGGGAAAGGTCCGGTGAGCTGCTCGGCGGTGCCGGCGCGGATGTTCGCCAGCGCGTCGCGGATGCTGCGAAGCGGCTTCAGCGCCAGCAGGATGGCCGCCACGTTGATGATTACCATTCCGGCGCCGAACATGGCGAGATAGGCGAGCAGCCGCCGGGTGAAGCTTGTGATCTCGCGTTCAAGTTCCGTCCGGTTACCCATCACGCGAAACCGCACGATCCGGTCGCCCTGACCCAGCACCACCTCGGCCTCGATCACCTCGACCTGCTCGCCGCGGGGCCCGGTCGACAGATACTGCCGCCGGTAGTCGGAATCGAACGGAACGGAAGGATCCTCCGGAGGAGGCGGAAAGCCCGCGAGCGATGAGGAACGCAGCGCGTTGCTCAAGCCGGGAGAGACGGGCTCCACCGACCAGTACCAGCCGGAGAGCGGTTCGGAGAAACGCAGATCGCCGAGATTGGGCGAGCCCGAGATCCATCCGTCCTCGTTGGCGCTGACGGAAGCGATCAGGTTGAAGAGGTGAGCTGAAAGGACGGTCTCGAAACCGCGGTGACTGACCTGCCTGAAGAGTGCGGTGATGACCGTGGCGATGACGATGAGCGAGATGATCGCCCACAGGGAGGAAATGGCGACGACGCGGAAGGTCAGCCGCTGGCCGAGGCCCCGCAGCCGGGCAGCGAGCCCCTTCAGTGAGAACGGATGGGGCGTATTCTCACTCATTCGGTTCCCGTATGCGGTAGCCCATGCCGCGTACGGTTTCGATCAGATCCGCGCCGATCTTCTTCCTCAACCGTCCGACAAACACTTCGATCGTGTTGGAGTCGCGGTCGAAGTCCTGGTCATAGAGGTGCTCCACCAGCTCGGTGCGGGACACGACGGCGCCCTTGTGGTGCATGAGATAGGCGAGCATCCGGTATTCGTGCGACGTGAGCTTGAGCGGAATGCCGTTTACATCCGCCTTTGACGTGGTCGTGTCGAGCCGCAGCGGCCCGCAGGTGAGCTCTGAACTCGCATGCCCCGCCGCCCTGCGGATCAGGGCCCGCACTCGGGCCAGGATTTCCTCCATGTGGAAAGGTTTTGTGACATAGTCGTCGGCACCGGCGTCGATGCCGGCGACCTTGTCGCTCCAGCGGTCGCGCGCGGTCAGGATCAGCACGGGCATCTTTCGCCCGTCACGCCGCCAGCGTTCCAGCACGCTGATGCCATCCATGCGCGGCAGGCCGATATCCAGGATGACAGCGTCATAGGGCTCGGTGTCTCCCAGGAAATGCCCCTCCTCGCCGTCGAAGGCGCGGTCGACCACGTAGCTCGCATTCTCCAGCGCCGTGGTAATCTGGCGGTTCAGCTCCCGATCGTCTTCAACAACAAGGATTCTCATCGCGGGACGGTCTCTGACTGACTGCGGTCACATGAACGGCTGGCTCATCGGGCGGGCACCACCACTTCCTCGCGGCGTGGTCGCTCGCCATTCCCGCCCGGGATCAGTACGACGATCCGGCACACGATCTGTCCGCCCTGATTCTCCGCATTGGCGGCGGCGAGCTGTCCTCCCATCTGGGCGGCGACCCGTTGCCCGATCGCATAGCAATCGGCGCCCTGCGCCAGAACCAGCGGGGCATTGTCCTCCGCAGCACGGGCAGGCGCGGCAACCAGCAGGGTTGCTGCTGCGGCGAAGAGTCCGAAAATGGTCAGGCGGGCGTTTGTCATGAGGCGAGGTTTAGGATAGCACGTATGAATGGTGAATGAACGTGGAGCGTAATTAAGCATAAAACCATCGGCCCGGCCAATGCCACACTTACGCCAGATTGAATCTGCGTTCGGCGGCCACTCCGGGCCCGACCCTCACGCTGATCTGCCTCACCCGCAGGGTGACGGCATCCGGCATCACGCCGAAGTCGCCCAAGATTTCGGCTGACGGATAGACCCACACGGGCACGCTGACCATCTGGGACCGAACGACCGTCTCTCCGTCATCCGCGGCCACCTCCACCAGATATCGCTCGTCGGTTTCGCTCAGCGGAATGTCCTCGCTGAGCCAGCTGTCGGACTCCGCGCTGCGATCGCTTCGTGTCCAGGAGAAATGCACGTCCCCGCCATTGATCCTGCACCGGAGATGGACCGGAGCAAGGGGCAGCAGGGCCCTCGTTCCTCCGCTTGCGCCAAGCGAGGAAAAATGGGTGTCGGAAAGATCGAATCCGGCTGGTCCGATGCGCCAGTTGAGGAGAAGTCCCGTCTCCTCGGGCCTCAGTCCTGCGGCGGTGACAGCCCCGTTAAGCAGCACGAAGGGAGAACCCGCGCCGGCCCCAGCGCGCATTGCGTCTGTCGTGCCGTGCTGCCCGCGCAAGAGACCGTCCAGAACCCATCGGTTGACGGCAATCTCCTGCGCTTTATGGAACTGGAGAATTTCCCAGACGCCATTGTCTGCAAGCACGGCCGCCGCATTTGCGCCCCCCAGCAGGAGCGGCAGCGACACGCTTTCCAGTTCGCCATCGAACAGCCGCACGTCCACCCGGGAAACGGGATCGAGCCGTCCGGTTACAGCCGTGCCCGGTAGCGGCGCGACAAGCTCGCCGATGATCGCTCGCTCAGCCACCACTCCCCGGAACGAAAAGCCCGTCGTCTCCGGCGAACAGTAGACGGCCTGACTTTTCCACGGCTTCGCCCGCACCGCGATGCGCAGACGCTCATGCGGTTGATCCTCCCCATTCACGAGAGGCAGATCCATGAGCAGGGCGTATGGCTTCCCGAAGGTCAGCGGCTCGCCACCGCCGCCTGCGGGAATTCTTCCTTCAGTCGCTGGCATGTCCGGCGAGCGTCGGATGCGCACCGCCTGTACCCGACGGACGAGCCCCTCCTCGATCTCTGTTACCAGGTAGTCCCGATCCTCTCCGTCGAGGCGGATTATCCTGCCGACCCGCACGTCCTGACGCGTTATTGGCAAGGCGAAGGAGATCCCCTCCCGCCTGTCCCAGATGCGGTGCAGGAAATTGGCAGCCAGTGTCTCCGCCTCGTCCGCCGCCAGCACGCCCGGAAAGCTGATGAAGCGCGTGCCCGCCCCCTCGGTCCCGGCCAAATCGACGCAGGCGGTGGCGGACTGATGCTCGTTGAGCTGGTCGCGAAAGTCGAGGTGCACTTGGCCGGGGAGATCGTGATCCGGCGTCCGCACGCGGGCGAGCACGTCGCCCTCGTCGGGAATGACGAGATCGCCTGCCGGAATTGTATCGGTCTGCTCCATCCCCTCGGTCGCAAACACCAGCCGGTCCCCTTGCGAGCGTACGGAAATGCCGAACAGCTCCACGATCGGTTCGAGCGCGGCGCGCGCCGTCGTGGGATTGGCGATCACATAGCCGCTCACCATTCCGTCCGCCCGCGACGTGGCGGCCGCCGGCAGGCCGAAATCCGCCATGATCCGGTCGATCAGCGCGCCGACCGGTATCGCGTTCAGCCGCCCGTTGAGCCAGTGGCCACAGATCCAGTTCTCGCCGTCTCCCCAGACCTCTTTCTGGACGGGAAAGGCCGGAAAGGGCCGCAGGTCCCATGCCCAGACAGAGAGCGCGTCCGGATCCACCATCCGACCGCCATAGACCGGAGACGTTGGGTTAGCCTCCTCGCCACCCTCCTGCCAGTGCAGGTGATGGGCTAGCAGGAACCGGTACTGTGCGAGGTCGGACCGGCCGCCGTTCGAAAAATGTGGGATACCGTTCTCAGCGGACTTCGGGTCGCGAAACAGGTTCGGCTGATTGGGCCCCTTGTCCACCGCCCCGCAACCGAGCTCGGTGAAATGGAAGGGCTTCGACATGGGCACCCACGCCGTGGGCTGTGCCTGTTCCACGCCGCCGATCCGATTGTAATGCAGATTCGACCACCAACCGGGAAGGTCCTTGTATCGGAACACCCAGTCCTTGCCGTGGCTCCATCTCCTATCGGCGTCCGCACGCGCGCATGCCGGTCGGCAGGGCTTGCATAGTACCAGTCGAAGCCTTCGCCGCCCGTAATCGCCGCTTTCAGGGCCACAAGATCATAGGCGCTGGCCGCCCCGTCAGGATTACCCCCGGATACGTCTTCGTCCCGCCAGTCGGAAAGCGGCATGTAGTTGTCGATGCCGATGCAGTCGATCGCCTCGCTGGCCCATAGTTCGTCCAGGTGGAAGAAGACGTCGCCGGACCCGTCCTGCGGATGGTAGCCGAAGTATTCGCTCCAATCGGCGGCATAGGTGATCCGCGTTCCGCCACCGAGAATGGAACGGACATCCTCTGCCAGCGCCACCAGCCCTTCCACGAACGGAAACGCGTTGCCCGTATCTCGCACGCGGGTGAGACCGGGCATCTCCGAACCGATGATGAACCCGTCGACGCCCCCCGCCATGGCAGCGAGATGGGCGTAGTGCAGGATGTGGCGGCGGAATCCCCAGTCGCTCGCATTGCCGGTGAAGGCCACCGTATCGCCACCATGGACGAACTGCGTTGCTCCGGCCGATCCCAGGAATGCCTCGACCTGCGTCCGCGCTGTCCCCGTCCGGTCCGCGCTGCCCGGCCTGCCGGGAGCCGGATCACAGGTGATCCGACCGCGCCAGGGATACGCCGCCTGCGCCACGTCGCCGTAGGGATCCGGAAACCCGTTGTTCTCCGGCACGTCCATCATGACGAACGGATAAAGGGTGACCTTGAGACCGCGCGCCTTGAGCGCCCGTATCGCGTCGACGACAGTCCTGTCGGCGGGAGTTCCTCCGTAGGCGGCCCTGCCGTCGTGCTGCGAGACGGTCTGCGCCTGGGCCCGGGTCAGGCCGGACACGCGCCACGGCAGTGAATAGTTGCCTTCCGCCCGGGTGACGCGCGGCTCGATCCGGCAATGGCCGCCCGCAGGTCCGTCCCGAACCAGCTGACCACCAGTGAAACGCTCTTCAGGTTGGGGCAGATGGCCAGCAGCTCGTCCACTGCCGCATCGAAATCCGTGCGACCGTAAGCATTGTGACGGTTGACCGCGATCGTCTCCCCTGGTTCGCCAGCAACGGTGATGAGGTGTGGTGAGAGGCCATATTCGGTAGATCCTGGTATCAGCGCCACCGAACGGATCCGTTCGCAGAGCGCCCCGCCCGGGCGCAGCACCTCGAACTGGAACTGCGGGATGCGCCGTCCGAAATCGTCGATGGGGAACCGCTCGAACACCACATAGGCCACGCCGCGATAGGCGGGAGCATTGCCAACACCCTGCTTCGCCTCGATCAATGGGTCGGGAAGCTGCTCCTCGTCTCCCCGGTAGACGCGGAACTCGTAGTTGCTGAGGTCGAGCTCGCGCCCGTCCGCCCAGATGCGGCGCACCCCCGCAATCTCCCCTTCGCACAGCGCCAGCGCGACATTGGCGAAATAGGAATACGTGGTCTGCTTGGGCCCCATCTTGCCGGCCCGCGTCGTCGTCGAGCGTTCCTCGAAGCGCGTCGCCCAGATCAGCGCGCCACCCACGCGCATGGTACCATAGACCCTGGGCAGCGGACTGCCCTCTTCGGCCGTCATCGGACGGCCCTGCCCGAGCCGCGGTCCTTCGTAGTGTTGGCCGCGCGTAAGGATCGCCCGGTCGACCATGTAGCCCGCAAAAGCTCCGACGGCCGCGCCGATCGCCGCCCCCACGGCACCGAACATGCTGCCTAGCCTCGCGCCCGCGCTCTGCAAGACGATCGTTGCCATGGCTCAAGCCCCCACTCTCTCTGGAAAAGCGAAGACACCTGCGATCCTCCGCCGCCATTGCGGCACCAGGCGGGAGACAGTCACGGCCGTCCCCTCGTAGGCGTGAACGAAGCGTTCGCCATCGATGCAGATGCCGGCATGCTTGGCCGGCACGTCCGGCCGCCAGCGGAACACGATGAGCCGTCCTGTATCGGTCTTCCCGTCTGGACAGGTGACGAAGTGCCTGCGTACAGCTTCCAGCAGCAGCTCCTCGCCACCCGCCTCGGCCCAGTCCCGGCTGTAATGGACCGGAGGTTCCGGCTCCCTGCCGTAGAGCGCACGCCAAACGCCCCTGACCAGTCCGAGGCAGTCGCAGCCCACGCCCTTGCAGCTGCCCTGATGGCGGTACGGTGTTCCCACCCATTCCAGAGCCGCAGCCGCCACGGTCCGTCCCCACATTGCTGTTTGGTCGCTCATGGAACGATCGGCCCCCCGTCAAACACTTGATCCTCGGTGACGTAGCTGTATGCGGCGTCATTGCCCGGCAGGTGGGGGAAACCGCGGAAATTGATGGCGTTGCCAAATATTGCCCTGCACGTTGCAAAGGACTTGTCGCAGCCGGCCGTCACCGTGAACACATCACCCTTCAGCGCTGCAATAGGCTCCACCCCCCGGAGATCCAGCCGGTCCAGTCCGCCCTCCTTGCGGTGCGCGACAATTTGCTCACTGCGCCCTGCCAGGCTTCCGCTCCCCCACGTCAGAATGCCATGGCTGAACCAGCCGCCCTCGAAACCTTCCAGCCCCGAAACCAGCACCGCAAACGCCCTGACTTCCTCTACGATCCCCTCGCTCTTGAAACCCGGCGCATGGAGGTCAACGCCGCATCGTGCGTCTCCCAGCTCGGCGTCGCAGGTGCGTCTCAGCGTCCGCCCGTTCGTTCGGTCGAGCATCCGTTCAAGGCTTTCGAGTTCGGCCACGAAATGCCCGTCGCGTCGGGAGATCTGCCCGATGACCCATCGCCCGATCCGCGCGAACTGGCTGGGAGCCATCCAGTTGACGAGCAGCGTCTCCACCACCGCCCCGTCATAAACACCCGCGATGATGTCCTCCTCGCTGATGTCCGCCGAGGAGAGCACCCCCTGCACGTCGGTCGCGTCGGCGGCCATCCCCAGCGAACGCCGCGCTTCAGACGCGGCAAGCCCGCTCTCCGGCCGGAACACCGTGCCGTCGCAGTCCAGCGCGCCGTCATGGTCTGTGAATCCCATGGTGTGCCCGTCGCGCCGCACGATACGCTAGCATTGGCAGACGGTGGTCACCTCCCCTTCCAGATGGGACGCAAGATCGTCCGGCAGCACGGTCATGACAGCACCTCGATCAGCGGGATGGAGGGAATGTGCCCGGCCTGAAAGGACGTGATGCCCGCCGAAATCTGCTCCGTGTCGAAGCGCACCGGCACGTCGAACTCGAATCCGGCGGTGATGACCGATCCTTCCGGCGGCGGCTCCTCAAACACCACTTCGCCGCCGGGGCCGACCGAAAAATCCTCCTCTCGAATCTTTTCCACCCGGTTCACGGCCACCCGAACAGTCTCCGCCACCGGATATCGAATGATCCTGGAATAGGCGTCCGGCCCGCTCCCATAGATCTTCACAATCTGGAACCGTTTCGTCTCGCCGTCGCCAATGCCGAGCGTCTGATCGAGCGCCGATACGGTCTCGTTGGGCGCGCATGACTTCATGTCGAACGGGTCTCGGAATCGGAAGGCATGCAGGGAACCCCGCCTCGCCTCGAAGAACTCCATCACCAGGTAAAGGTCTTCAACCGAACGGAGCCCCGTCCCCGCATCATACCGCCTGCGCGAATGCGCGGTTCTGGCGTTCCGCTTCTCCACTCCGGATGTGAGCTGAACGATTTCATTACGCCGTACCGGCCCGCCGGTCGCGCCGAACGCGATCCGCGCCGGAAAGCGCACATCATGAAAACTGTCCATTCTGGCCCCCGCCAGTTTTCAGGTGACTTTCTGCTTGCCGGGCAGCGAGCCCGCCCAAAGAAGGGATGCGCTTCGGGAGATGCGGCCCCGGCTCCCTCCCATACCTTCAAGAGAGACCGGTCAGAGCCCTCGCGCCCCGCGCGAGACGGCCCGCGCCAGCATCGTGGTGATCTGTGCCTCGGACTTGCGGAAGGAAGCCGCGTCCTGCGCCGTCACGTTGAACACCACCTGCACAGCTCCCCCGCGCCCGCCCGCAGCCGCGACCCCAAGCCGCCCGTCCGCCGTTCTCTGCAGCGGCAGGATAGCTTCCGGCCCCGCTTCACCCATCAGGCCGATGTTTCTCCCAGCCGGGAAATAGGTAGGGCTCGATACCACACCGCCGGCTGCGAACGGCACCACGCCCCCCTCGGCGAACGGCATGATCCCGCGAAACACACTGCCGAAAACGTTGCCCATCAGGCTCTTCAGCGGATTGAGCCCCTGCTCCAGCCCCATGCCCGCCAGGCTGAGCCCGATCCGACGCAACACGTCCTCGAGCGACTTTCCGTTCACCACGGCGCCTTTGAGCGCCCCTCCAAGCTGCTCCCCGAACGTCTGCGACAAGGCCGTCAGGTTGTTGAGCGCGCGCTCGAAGGGCGCGGTATCCGCAACGATTGGCACCCGTACCTCTTCAGCCATCCTGTCTACCCCCTCCTTTGCTGCCCGGCACACCTGCGTCGGGGAACAGCCGCATCAGCTCTTCCAGTTCTCTGCGCTGCAGCGCCTGCCCTTCGCCCGGCTCGAAGACCGAGAGCGCAGCGGCGAGCTCCCGCGGGCTCATTGCCCAGAAATCCTTTGGCGAAAGCCGCAACCACGCGAACGCGATCCCCATCGCCTGCTGCCAGGGAAACGGCTCGCGCTGCGCCGTTGCGGCTTTCAAGGGTTTGCCTCGCTCTTTCGCCCTTCCTGCTCCCCGAATGTCACGGAAAGCAGTTCAGCGACGATGCGCGCGAAACCCACCGCCCCATTCTCGCATCGCATGGCAAGCACCTCGGCGTCGGGGATATCGTTGCCGCCACCGCGCAACCCCGCGCCGATCACCGCCGCCATGTCCCTTGCCGACAGCCTGCCGTTCGAGAACCGCTCCACCAGCGCATTGATGTCCTGCGTCTCGAACGCGGCCTCCAGCTCCGCCAGCGCCCCCAGCGTAAGACACAGGCGATACTCCCGCCCATCGAGCCTCGCGCTGATCTCGCCCCGCCTGCGATTGACGATCATGCGGCCTCCGTGAAGGTGAGTTTGCCCGCGGATTCGAGCGCGATCTCGAACACCACCTCGCCGTCGTGATTGCCCGAATATTCTAGTGCCGTGATCTGGAACGGCCCTGTGACAAACCCGAACGAGGGTATCGCCAGCTGCCACTGGGCAATTGTTCCATTGAAGAACCGCTCGCGGATTGCCGCATCCGACGCCGCGTCCTTGAAGATGCCCGAACCGCTTATGGAAGCCCTTTGCACCCCGCTTCCCGCCAGCAGCTCCCGCCAGCGTCCTTCGGATTCCGCATCTGTGATATCGACGGTCTCGCCGTTGAACGCGAGCCGTTTCGACCTCAACCCGGCGACGGTCGCGTACGTGCCGTCCCCTGCCAGATCCAGCTTTAGGATCAGGTCCTTGCCCCTCTGCGCCACCATGAGAATGCCCCCTGAGTGGGTTCCGTGAACGGCAAAGCCGCCCCCCGGAACTGCCCAAACGTTTTGTGGAAAGAAGATCGGACCGGCCGCTCAGGCCGGCTCCATCAGGGCGCGGACATGTACGGCGCCCTCGAACGCGTCGAGGTCCTCGTCGTACCGGACCTCGGTTGCATCCAGCGTGCAGGTGACGAGATGATGACGCGTGGGCACCACCCGTCCCTCATCGAGAGCCTCCGCCACCAGGTCGATGAGCTGCAATGCTTCCCTGCGCCCCCTGTGCTTGGACCAGACATGCAGGCTGAACAGAATCTCGCTGCCCTCGCTCTGGTCTGCGCTCCAATCGTAGACTTCAGTCCTGCCGAAGGTGATGTAGGGAAACGGCAGCGCGGCCGGCGTCAGATCGTGGATCTTCTGACCGCCCAGCGCGCTCACCAGCGCCTCGTGCCCCCGAAGCGCCGTAACTACTGCCTCCTGCAGGTCAAGCGCGGCCGCGTTCATCGCCTCGCTCCCTTTTCCTTCCGCGCCTTGCCTGCGCGAGCCTCGGTGACACCTCCCGCCGCTCAACCCTGTTCGCCAGCGCCAGGCGCTTCACCCGCAGCGCACGGATCAGCCCGTTCATCGCAACGCCAATCGAAATCATCACTGCCCCTCCTCCCGCACCTCGCACATGAGATACCGCCCTCGCTGGTCGAGATCGCGCAACGTCACGATGTGGAGCCGCCGCCCGTCCGTGACAAACCGCATCCCGCTCCGCAACCCCTCTCGCCAGCGCACGACCACCCGGTGCGTCACGCGCTCATGCGCCTGCCCCGCGCCGAAGTAGCTCTGCGCCCGCACCGGCTCGACCTGTCCGAACAGCACGCACCATTCCTCCCAGGTCTCCTCGTGGCCGCCCGCCCCGTCATCCACGGTCGCGACCCGTTCGACCCTGAGTTCGGTCCTCAGTTTTCCCGGATCGAGATATTCGAGCTTCATCTGAGCCTCGGCGCCCTGAAATGCCGGATGATCCGCAGGTACTCGCCTGGAATGGCTACCGGCTGGTCTTTCGCCCCATAGGCGCCCCTGAACTCGTACCAGTAGGCGACGAGAATGCCGATCGCCCGCTTCAGGCCCTCGGGCACCTCCACGCCGCTGTCGCCGTAACCGGCCTCGAATTCGACCTCTATGCCGTTCAGCGCCTTCCCCGGTGCCGCCATATCCTTGAGCTGAAGTCGGGCAGGATTGGAAATGTTGTCCAGGAGATAGGATCCGGCCGGCAGGATCGTCTCGTCCCCGTTCTCGTCGAACACGGCGACGGATGACACACCGATGACCGGATTGGGTTGGAGGGAAATGCAGCCGTCGCGCGGCCACTCGCCCAGCACCAGCCGCCACGACTGGCGGATGAGCGCAAGCGATGTGCTACGTTCCACTTCTTCGCGCGCAGCCTTGATGAGACCGGAAATCAGCTCGTCCTCACTCGAATGCGTCACGCGCAGATGGGCCTTCATTCCGGCAAGTGTGACGGGTTCGGCGGCCGGTTCGACCGTCCGTATCAATGTCATGGAAACGCCCCCTTTCGAGAATCCTCCCGTGCCTGCCTGTTGACCGGCGCGCATTGAAAAGGAGGCGGTCCCGGCGGGAGGACAACCGGGACCGCTGCCCCGCCGCGGCATGCACAACCTGGTGCCGCAGCGAACCGGCGTCGATGGTGCCGCAGGTCCGGACCGAAGGCAGTCGCCGTCCGTCCGGAACCGTGCAAGACGAGATGCTGATTTGCTCAGCGTTTTCCGTTTGGAAATCGGAACGCCCCTAGTTCGCAGCGACCTTCAGCAGCTTGATCGCCTCGAAATCCTGGATGCCGCCACCCACACGCTTGGTCGTGTAGAACAGCACGTACGGCTTGGCGGAATACGGGTCGCGCAGGATCCGCACCCCAGCCCTGTCGACCACCAGATAGCCGCGGCGGAAATCGCCGAACGCGATCGGATAATTGCCGGCGCCGATGTCGGGCATGTCCTCCGCCTCCACGACGGGGAAGCCCATCAGCATCGCCCGGCTTCCGGCTGCCGCCGGCGGCTGCCAGATGTACTGGCCGTTATCGTCCTTGAGCTT